CCGTTCAAGAGCTACGCGCATCAGGGAATGTTCCTTCTGGACAAGCATTTCTTGAACGTAGGCCGTTTCGACATGATCTACGGCAACAACTACGCGCAGGCCATGATCAACGATGGGCATGAGAAGAACTGGCTCTACTTCGTCCACGATAACGCGCCACACATGGTGTATTCGGCCAACCCACACGTCGTTGTGCGCCTTAATGGGCGCTTAGAGAAGGAGGAGGAATACGTCACCGACGAGTTTAATCCGCTCTGGAAGTTTGGCGAGGTGCGCGGAGGCTCGAATCCGATCCTGTGCGACGGCTTGTACTGGACTTTCTTCCACAGTTCTTTGCCGTGGATCAACAAGAAGCGCCGGTACTACATGGGTGCCTACGCTTTCGAAGCGAAGCCGCCTTTCCGCATCGTCCGAATGACGACGCTGCCGCTTCTGACTGGAACAAATCAGCAGGATTGGTGGCCGGGATTGCCTGCGGTCGTCTTCCCGTGCGGCGCATTCTTCGATACCGCAAAGAATAAGTTTGTCGTCTCGTACGGAATCAACGATGTGGACTGTGGTTACATCAAGATTCCGTTGGCCGACTTGCTTGAGGTGACGAAGGTGATTCGCCCTAAGCGCGACGTCGTCAACAAAGAGAACCCAATCAAACTCGACGAAGTTCTCGATCCAATTCCGCAGAGACATAAACTAAAACGAAACAAGAAATCAAAGTATGATGAACTGGCTAAGAGGCTCGACGAAGAACCGCAGGGAGATGGCGAAAAGCCTGATGGACTTGCCTGAGGTAGACATTCTCGAATGGACAACGGCTGGCCAACAGGGCGAACTTGCGCTTATTTTACGAAATCCGATTCTTCGGATGGCTTTACGCATTGTGGCTGAGTCGATGCCGGTGCCTATGCCCTCCCAAGGAAGCAAGGAATCGGACATTGTTTTCGCTGCCGGTGTAACCGCTGGCTACGCGCATTGCCTCGAAAACATTCGAAAACTTGCAGTAACCGACACAACGAGAGAACCTGAAGCAACATTTGAAAAACAATACTAACATTTTATGGAAGAACCACTGAACTCACCGACCGTTAATTCCGCGCAAACGCCTGATTTCGAAAGCTCCTTCATCGAGTCTTTTAAGGCTAACACTCTTGAGGATGCTGCCGCTGGAGAGGCTAGTGCAAAAGCTTCGCAAGTAACCGAGGAGCCTAAGCAAAAGAAGCAAACGCAGACTAAGTCCGAAGCGAACACCAAGCTCAGCAAGTCTGAGATGGATATCGAGCGGATGTTCAGTCCGAAGGAGAAGGCTCCAGCTACCGAGGATTCCTCGGCTACTGATGACTCTGGCATCCCTGAGTCGATCAAGTCTACGAAAGCCGCTGATGCTTTCCGCAAGATCAAGGAAGAAAAGGCGCAGTTGGCCAAGCAGCTTGAGGAGATGAAGTCTGGCAAGGTTGCCAATCCAAACTTTGAAGCTCAGCTCAAGACTTTGCAGGAAGAACGCGACACGCTTTCCGAACGTGTTCGACTCCTCGACATTGAGCGCCATCCCAACTTCGTCAAAAAGTACGAAGGCAAGATTACCGGCGTGTTCGACTCGATGAAATCTGTCGTTGGCACGGATGGCGACAGGCTTGTTGGCCTACTCAAGTCCCCTGAGAACGATTATCGTAACTCACAGATCGACGACATCGTTGAGGGTCTTTCGCCCTCCAAGAAGGCGAAGCTTGGCGCTCTGATCGTCAAGTACGACGAGATTAACGGCGAGAAGTCTGCGGAGATGTCAGAGGCGAAGTCCGATTACGACTCGATCATCTCGAAGTACCAGCAGGACAACGAGGAAGGCACTCGCGCTGCATTGGAGTCGGCCAATAAAACTTGGACAAAGGTGAGCGAGAACGCTCGCGCTCTGGAAATCTTTGAGCCGCGTGAAAACGACGAGGAATGGAATACGGAGCTAACTGGCCGACTTAGCCTCGCTCAGCAGATCTTCAATGGCGAGAACAGCGAGGAAGACCTCGCCAAGGCCGCTCTATGGGCCGCTGCCGCGCCGAAATACCGTGAGCTTCTCTACTCTCAGGTTGAGGTAAACAAGCGCCTACAAGCCGAACTAGCGAAGTATCGAGGCAGTGAACCCGGTGTTAGCTCGAAAGCAACGGCAGGCGGCTCCCGTGCATCAAATGCGAATGGTTCGAAGAGCGAGGACTTCGTCACGAACGTCCTGAAGTCGTTAGGACGCTGACCTTACGCGTAGAAGTAATTATCCCCCGGTGGTTTTTGTTACCGCTGGGGGATTTTTCTTTGAATCACTTACGATACGGACCACTGCCACCTTTATAAGGACCGCTTCCACTTGGAGCAGGCTTCGGCTTAACCGGAGGCTTTGGTGGAGGAGACTGCTTGTAAGGTCCGCTGCCACTCCCCTTAACAGACGGTGAACCTTTGTACGGTGCGTTATTGCTCATTTGTCCTTTGGTAGTGCATACCAGCCTTCGTGGATGATGATGCGGTTATTACTACGCACCGTTTTGCCGGTAGAGTCAACCACCCAAACCTTAGCCTTAACGCTCTCAGCGAGGCGCACAGGCTCACCGTGGGGGACGTAAATCACCCGGCTCGCGCAGCTCACGCTCATGCTCATCAATGCGAGCAAGAAGACCGCGCTTAAGATCGGGTTGTTTTTTCGCATCTTCGCTTGTGACATCCTGCTTCGTCAGCGCGTGAAGCCAGATAACCAGCTTCATCACCAAGTCGGCCAAGAAGTTCATTCAGTTTTGGCGACTTCGGGCGCATCCTTCGCGGCCTTCTTGTTGTTGTAAACAGACCAGCCAACGCCAGCGATGCTTACGACAGCGCCCACGAGTTCAGCGAGCTGATCAGCACTGGCCAACCCTTTGGCGACGAGAAAACCACCGGCAGCGGTCAAGATGTGGCGGAGAAGAGAGGCGAGATTAGGATTCATTTTTCTGTTTTTAGTTTGCGATACAGTTCGAGTGCCTTGACGACGCAGGTTAGAAGCGCGGCGAACGCGCCAAGAGCTAACGACGCAGTCTTGAGATGAGGATCTGAAAATACCGCGTTCCCCAGAATACCGATGATCGGACCACCGACGCCGATTGAGATGTCTCTGAAAAAGGTGTGGTGGTCCGTCATCGTGATGGTTAGTTAGCGGCTGGAGCCTCTGCAAGCGAATCAGCCGTTGCAACAACCGGCACCGGATTCGCCGCTTTGTAAGCCGCAACAACCGCTGGAGTCCACAGCGCATTCGCGATATTCACCACCTCGGTTGGCTGACCAGTAAGGTCGTCACCGGGGTTGAGCGTGTACTGCGAGGTAATCTCAGACCCGACAATCGTGCCGCTGTTGTCGTAATCGATTCCGGTCGTCACGAACAACGAGTTGTTCTGATTGCACTGCACTGCAACGATATTGACTGGTACGATCATTGGATAGCGGGTTTGAGGTTGGCGTTGTAAGCGGCAATCGCGGCAGGAGTCCAGACAGCGTTTGCAATCGCTACAACCTGCTCGGGTTGACCAGCGAGGTCAGAGCCGGGAGCGAGACAATAGCGGCGGAAGGTGGAGGCTTTGACAACCTCGCCATCGACGATCTGGTCCGCTAGTCGAACCTGAAGCGTCGTGTTAGGAAGAACCTCGCAAAGCGAGAAGATAGAGCGTTCTGTTAGCATAAAATTAGACGTAGTAGTGTCCGGAGAATCTAACAAGGTTATTGGACCCTCCAGTGGCAACATCAGCAACACTTACAAGGCTAGATGACGAAACAGATGTTGCTCGTTCAACAAGGTATATCTTAGAATCATATACATAACCTGCCAAAGGCGCATCAACTGCCCAAGACTGTGCAACAAAGCAATTAACACCACCGGGAGCATCTGTAGATGGTTGTGTGAATGGAAGTCCTGTAATCCAAACATTACCGGCTGCTGATCCTATTACAACTGAATTTGTTTGAATAGTTCCAGTAACTGTAACAAGATTTCCAACCTTTGTGTATTTTCCTACTTGGAAAATATATCCAACGGAAGTAAAAGTAACATTATCAGTCGCTAGAACAGGCGTCCACGTCCCCTCCTCGTAATCGGCCAGCAGCTCGGAGGTCATCGTTCCGCTGCCGCTCGCAGTCGCGGAGAAGTCGATGCCTTTTCCGGAGGTGCCTATTACGAGGTTGCCACCTACCACATTGACGTTACCTGAGCTATCAATCGTCAAACGATTGGCAGAAGCTGTTCCATCACGAATCGCAAATCCATCATTTGAAACACCGGGAATCTGGCTGTTGAGCGTAAACGGGATGTTGGCCGCAGTTTGCAATTTGATTGCAGCGGTGCCAGCAGAAGAATAAATATCGAGTTTCTCGGCAGGAGTCGCCGTTCCAACACCCACCCGATTGTTCGTCGAATCAACCTTCAGCGTCGAGGTGTCCACCGTCAGATCGCCGGTGATGGCGGCGGAGCCAGCGGTAACGAGTCCGGCAACGGTCAGCGCATCGGTTGTCTTGTTGTAAACCAGACCGGCATCGCCTGCCAGATTCGTTCCGCCATCATTGAAGATGACCTGAGTCGTCGCACCGGGAAGACCAACGCCGCCTCCAAGAGCCGTGTATAGCTCAGTGAAGTTCTGGTTGGTATAATCGAACGAGGTTCGCAGCGGCGTCCCCGTTCCGTCGTTCGGCGATGCGCCGATATTGATGGTTTGCTTTGACATATATGACTAAATGAATGTTTCGTTGACCTACAGAAATTCGGTCATGTCCGCCGTGATGATCGTCACGTCCGCGCTTATCACCGTGTTATCCGCCGTGATATCCGCCATTCCACCAAGAGTCGCCGCTTCCCAGAGTAGGCCAATCTCCAGCAGAATGCGTTCACGCGGACTCATGCACGAAGCTCCCTGAGCCTCCGCAATTAGTGTGGCCGCATCGGCGCAAGAAATGTTTGCCATGATATTTTAGAACGGATGCGAAGTGATGAACCAAGCCGTACCGTTCGAAATGATGGTAATCGAATTCCATTGCGGGGACAGCACATGTGTGGCCGCTCCGTCAATCGTCTCGGACGCGTACGCATCGACCGTCACCGTATTCGCGCCAGCATTGATGCGCTTGAAAACATAGATACGACCAGCAACCAACGCCGCCGGGGGCAATGTCAGCGTAATCGCGCCAGCCGTCGCATCGCAGGCCAAGAAGTAATCACCGCTCACCACACTGCCGCTCGTCGCCACCGACCGATACGCACCGCGTGTCGCGCCGCCGCCCTGAAGATACGTCGCAATGCGGTTCTCCAGCGCCAGCTTGGCCAACTCAACCTCCCACGGTGAGCGACATCCCAGCGACGCCGCCTCGTTGATGAGCGTTGCCGCCTCGTCGCATGTGATGTTTGGCATATCGTTCTATTGAAAATTGGTTATCGTGCCATCGGACCAGCGCCGCGCTGCATCACCTCGGCGATGAAACCACCGCCGCCGGGAGTTGCACCCTCCTCTACCTCCATCTCCTCCTCCTCGCCGCGCTCGGCCAGCTTCTTGCCCTTGGATTTCTTCTCGTATCCGGGAATGGCCACGCCATCAATCTCGATGACCTCCGCCTTGCCATTCTTGCCAAGAACGATGGTCGCCATAGTCTGGAACGCTTCGCCCTCCGCAAGGTTCTCGGGGATTTCTACGCCTTTTGGAATCGTAAATGACGGCATACGGGGAGCATTACGCGACCTATTGGGATGTCAATGTCTAAGCGATAACGGGCAATAAAAAACCCGCCACTAACTTTTCGGGCCAGTGACGGGGTGCCTCACAATAAGGCGCTTTACAAGACATTCAACCTATTGATTCAACCGAGGCAACGATGTCCCAAAACAAAAAACCCGCAAGCATTTTCACGCCTGCGGATCTTTCGTATGAGCTTCTGATCGATTACGAGCAAATGATTTGCGTCAACGCGCCAGTGCATCGGCGGAAGATGATCGTCATACCCTGATTCGTGAAAACGGGTTCCGAAGCATGAACGAACTCAGCGTAATGCTGACCCTTCTTCTCCAGCGGATCGGCGCAATCCACATCGAGCTTGTAGGCACCAGTCACCCACTGCCACTCGCCCATGTAGTTGGTCGGCATCCAGCTCAAATCACCAACGCGGTTGACGGGCCGCACGATGTGGCTCTTGAACACATACGGAGTCACGATAAACGCAGCCTCGTACGGAGCAGTCGTCCAGCTCGAATTGACGCTGAACACAGTACCCTTCGTTCCGCTCGCGCTAGTAAACGGCTGAACCAGCGTGTACTTGCCACCGGCATAGGTGAAGCGGGGCGGGAACAGATTCGGCACATGGCGATAGTTCTTAATCACCCGGTTTGCGCCAATCCGCTTGAGCAACTCCGCACCAGCGCCACTACCCTGATCAGCGAAACGCAAGTCATCGCGGAACGCCGGGTTGTTCTGCGCGATACGCTGCGAAGCCTCCAAGCCGATATATAGCGGAAATACCGGACCATCGCTGCTGTACGAGATGAAACCGGAGCTGTCGGGATTCGTCGCACCGTTGCGGATCAGCGTAGCAGCCGCGACATCCAGCATCTCCTGAGTCAACTCAGAGGTGGACTGATTGAGCGCCTGACCAGCCGATCCAGTCTGAATCCACGGGAACTCATTCACGCCAGAGGGAATCGTCTCAACCTGAGTAAAGGACGAGTCGGCCACAGCCTTGATGGCGAACTTGGCGAAGGTGTTCTGATAGCGAGTCTCCCATGAACGCTGTGCGCGGATCGAGAGCTTCTCCAAGTACACACGCAAGAACGCCTCGACGCGATGGTCAAAGGTCAGATCGTCCTTACACAGCAACGGGCCTTTCAGCGCGAAACGCTCAGGACTCCAAGTAACGGCATTATAGCCGACCGGAACCTCGCTGTAAGTGACATCGCAAGCGCCACCGTTCTCGCCACTGGCGAGCGTGATGGCCGACCACTCCTCAGCCGCAGTCGGCTCGATGGAAGTGGTGGTGAACGAGGTCTGGGTCAAGCCAGTACCTTGAGGATACTCTCCGCGCTCAATCATATTGAGCCACATCGAGCGATACGAGGCGCGTTTATAGACGTCCTGCGCGAGCGACTCAGTCGCTACGGCGAAGGCGTTGAAGACATTAGGACAAGCCATATTGAGAAAAATTAAACCGACGTTATCTGCATTTGGTAGGCCATTCTATCCATCCATCAAACGATGGCGGACCGGACCTACGCGCTGACCGATGCGGAGCGTCATTGCCGCTTAGACAGTTTTGCGATGGCTGACCAAGCCTCCGCCTTGCTTAGGGTCGATAGCCGGACTGAGACACACTGGTGCCTTACGAGTCAATCAGAATAAGTCTTGCTCGGGAATACTATCAGTCAGTTCGCTCTGATCCGCCATGTAGGTTTTGTATCCTTTGATGAGCGTTCCGATTCTGTGCGGCTGGATGATATGTTCCTTCGCGATGAATCCTCGGAAGGTATACGGACCGGGGAATTGACCCGTCATCAGAGCATAGAAATCCACGCCATCGGTCTTGGAACCTTTGCGCGCATCGACCAGTAGCTTTCCATTCTCGTACTTGGTCGTCTTCACATCGATGCGAATGCCCGGTGGAATGGGAGGTATAATCGCGTCGTAGAGCGGGTGCGGAGGCTCACGATCCGTGTCGATGTCGGGATAGACATTAAATAGCTTACAGAAAGCTATCTCGCCGCACACGCCCTCCAGATCCACCGTCGAAGCGTCCTCTGGACTAATCTTCAAGTTCGTAGTGTTGAAATGACGGTTATTGCCGTTGCGATTCTTGGCCACAAAGTGGGCCAACTTCCTCTCAGCTTGATTGAGAGAAATAACTTGACCAATTTTAATTTTACTTAACATGGTCAAAAAGACGGAAAATTTTTGAGGGGGGTATCGTAAACGAAGCCACCCCGCAAAGGGGGTGCCATGTCCTACGTCAATATTCGTGCCATTCTGTGGAAAAACAATCCTTTTGTCCCATTAGATTATCTAATCCTGACCATTAGCTCCCATGCGTTGTACAATGGGTGTTATATTCACTTCAAACGGGATTCACGCTTTGTTCCACGTGGAACAATTTATCGGGCATGGAACCGAGCAAGTTAATCGATACCGACGTGCTTTCATTACCTTCGGACCATCCAAACACAAGCGCAGATCGCTTCGCCACGCTCCCAAGGATTTGCTCCCGTGTTGATTCATCCTTTATACCGTCCAGGTCG